CATTCAGTCGGCAAGGTCAAGTGGAATTGTCGGGCCTCTATCACTGAATCCTTTTGGCGGCTCCGTGGGCATCTCAACTAGCAACCCTACATCTGACCTTTCAGTCGGCTCTACAGCAACAACGTCTGGAGACATTGCTTTGAGAACGACCAAGACTGCCGCAGTTATTGCGCCTAGCAATACAGCCTCGGGGGGATTAGACATTGACGTTGGATGGGTTAATGGCGGTCAAGGGCCTCTAACTTTTAGTTTAAGTGGTGTGGAAAAAGCGCGCATCTCAGCAGACGGCAACTCGGGCATCGGCACTACCAACCCAGCGCAAAAATTCGTCGTCGCAGAATCCACAAACGGAAAAGGGATAGAGATAGCCCCCGGCACCCTCAGCTACATCCAAGCGTATGACAGAGGTGCAGGAGACTACTGCGATTTAAAGATTGATGCAGAAACAATTCAGTTCGGCACAAATAACGGCACCGAAGCCGCGCGCATTCTAGCCGATGGCTCCGTGCTTGTGGGTAAAACTGCTGTTGACTTTGGTGCTGCTGGCATAACTCTATTTAACAACGGCGCAAGTAATCACGTTAGAGCAGGAGGTGCCGCACTAAGCGTCCGAAGACTAACCAACGACGGAAGCATTATAGATTTTTACGGTAACTCTAGCGGCGGGGCCGTAGGTTCGATTGCTACTGATGGCGGCTCGCTTGCAATAAACGCAAGAAACACAGGCGTTTTGCTTTTCCAATCTGGCGGCAGTGAAAAGATGCGCTTGACCGGCGGCAATTTGCTTGTGGGTTGCACTTCATTTGGCTCCGTGTCTACCAGAGGTTGCCAGCTTGGGAGCGGTGGCACGGCAGTATTTAATAATCATAGCGACGTTCCTCTTTATTTGAACAGAACCACGTCGGGCGTTACCACAGCTGCAATTATTATTTCGTTTTATCGGAATGATGTTCAGTCTGGCAGCGTGATTGTGTCACAAGGAGGCACGCCTGCATTTGCCGCACCTTCAGATATTCGCCTTAAAAACAACGTAACAGACCATGAATCAGAATTAACCAATCTTATGGCTTTGCGTACTGTTCGATGGGATTGGAAGGACGAAACCAGAGGCTCAGGCGAAGGTTTTGTGGCACAGGAACTTGAACAAACAGCGTGGGCTGATTTGGTATCTGAAGGCGAAGACGGATACAAAATAGTATCGGGTTTAGGCGCTGTTGAAACTAGGCTCATTAAAGCAATCCAAGAACAACAAACTCTAATTGAAACATTACAAGCCGAAGTAGCGGCACTAAAAGGAGCGTAAAAATGACAGCAACATGGAGCATCAGCACCCTAGACCGACAACTGGTCGATGGTGAGCACACAGATGTGGTCACGGTAATACATTACAACGTACAAGACAGCCAAACCGTTGGAGAGGGTGAGGAAGCAAAGACTTACAGCGGTCGCTGCTACGGCACTGTTGGGTTAGCAGCCCCCGGAGATTCGTTTACGCCATACGCCGACATCACTGAAGACACAGCAATCGGCTGGTGTAAGGCGGCACTTGGCGACGACCAAGTAGATTCTTTAGAGGCGAATGTAGCGAACCAGATCGATAAACAGAGGAACCCGACAACAGGCGAAGGAGTGCCTTGGTAATGGAAGAAATGAACAACGAACAGCCAACGATAACTATTGACGACAAAACATACTTGTTATCTGACTTGCATGTTGAGGCTCAGGCAATGGTTGCCAGAATCCAGTCTTTGCGCTCTCAGCAGCAACAGCTGCAAATGCAAATGATTGAAAACGAACGTGCAATAAATGGCTGGGCAGAGGACATCAAAAACTCTATCCAGGTTGTTGATGACGGCGAAGAGGCTGTCCAGTAGTGACGCCATCGCAGAAAGCACTAGCAGAGATCGAGTCGCATCAACGCGAGTGTGCTTTGCGCTTTGATGCTATTGAGCGCCGACTTGAGTCTGGTGCAAAAAAGATGGATCGGCTTGAAACAATGATGTGGTCAATGTACCCGGTTTTTATTGGCACGATCATCGTCACAAAATTTTTAGACTAGGAGGTATCGTGTCTGAAGGATCGATAAAAATCCCGACGTGGGGATTGCCGATTGGGGCAGCAATTTTATCAGGTGCGGCGGTATATGGAGCGTCTGAAGCCCGCGCAGAGGCCACCGCTGCAGAAGTGGCTGAGATAAAAATCAAAGTAGAGGAAGCAGACACTACGGGAAAATTGAATGCGCAAGCTATCGATCAAATTTCTCGCAACCTTGCGGAGATGAGCCAGACAGCACGCGACAGCGACGCAAAATTGCAAACGCTGATCGAGCTAATGATAAAGAACGCTCAGTAATAATTTATGACCCTGAGAAGCCAAAACTTTTCTGTGATCTTCGCGAATACAAGATGCTCGCTCAGATCTACCCGCCTGCAAAGAGGAAGCGGGTAGCTATGGATTGGCTTTCGTTTAATTTCAAACGATGTAGCTATGGCGCCAAGGTGTTCGTGCAAAACAACGGGCCGCTCACGCTTGGGACGGCATGGGATAGCGAGGTTTACCAGCTAACCATTGATTTACAAGCGCCAGAGGAACGCGCAACACAAGCAGTCCGCAAGAAGAAGGTGCTGTGATGGGCGAGACGATGCTTATCTTCATGATGGTTTGCGCTGAGAAAGGAATGATTGAAAAGCCCGTCGCTAACGAGGCATTTCAGACTCTGACCGGATGTTTGGATTACGCGGTCAGTTTGAACTGCCAGAGCGTGTACAAACTGAACGGTGTCTGCGTGCAGGGTCAAAACAGATACTTTGAGTGCCACTGTCGCCCCAGAACGATTATGCGCAGTGAAGCTGGAGCAACCATTCTGTTTCGCGATCCCGAAACGGAGACCGACGAATAATGGCGCTGCTCGGCACACTACTGGGGCCAGTAACAGACCTAGTCGGCGGCGTCCTTAAGAATCGCCAAGAAATAGGAAAAGCGAAGCAGGCCGCAAAGTTGCAGCAAATCAAAAGCGGCGCAGATTGGGAAGCGAAGATGGCGGCCGCAAGCGGGGCCAGTTGGAAAGACGAATTCTGGACTGTGGTCTTAGCAGTCCCGGTATTCATGGTCGGCTATGCGATTGCGATGAATGACACGTCGGTGATCGAACGTGTCGAGTTAGGTTTTGAGGCGCTGAATAGTTTACCTGAGTGGTATCAGTACCTCTTGTTTTTGGCAGTAAGTGCCAGCTTTGGAATCAGAGGCGTAGACAAATTAATGAGTTTACGAAAATGAGTAACAAGTTGATTCAGATGCTTAAACGGCATGAGGGCGTGCGCTCAAAGGTTTATGTGTGCAGTGCCGGTTACGAAACCATTGGCGTGGGCAGAAACATCAGCGCAACCGGCTTGGGCTTAGATCCTGACGAGATCGATTTCCTATTGATGAACGATATAACGCGCGTGCGTCAGGAATTAACCCGCGTGTTCAAATGGTTTGACGGCCTAGATTCTCCACGCAAAGACGCCATGATCGACATCGCCTTTAACCTTGGCCTGACGGTTTTGTGCAAGTTTGAGAAGAGCTTGGCGTACATGGAGTCTGGTGATTACATGCTGGCCGCAGACGAATTCTTGGACAGCAATTGGGCCAAGCAAGTGGGCAACCGCGCCATTGAAGTGACAGACATGATCCGCACAGGAGAGTACCAAGATGCCGCTTCTTAGCTTGGCGATACCCCCTGGCGTTCAAAAGAACGGCACGGCTCTGCAACAAGCTAACGCATGGAGCGATAGCAATCTTGTGCGGTGGTACGAGGGCGCTATGCAGCCAATGGGTGGCTGGCGCGCGCGCACCACCAGCGCGTTGACCGGCGTATGCCGCGCGATGATTGCTTGGTTAGACAACGGCGGCAACCGACGCACCGCTGCAGGTACGCATAGCAATTTGTATTTCATCAACACGGATTCCAGCATCGTAGACATCACACCGACTGGATTTACTGCTGGTAGCGCGGATGCTGTGCAGAATCTTGGCTATGGCGGCCTGACCTGGAACAGTTTTACATGGAATACACCCCGCCCGGATCGTGGCACCTACACCCCTGCTACGACATGGAGCCTAGATACCTTTGGCGAGTTTTTAATTGCCTGCGCCACGTCTGACGGAAAGATTTACCAGTGGGCAAACAACACCGCGTCGGTTGCTGCGCTGCTCAGTAACGCGCCAGTGGACAACACAGCGATAGTAGTAACTCCAGAGCGTTTTGTGTTCGCTCTAGGCGCCGGTGGTGTGGGCAACAAGGTTGCGTTCTCTGATCAGGAGGACACAAACACATGGACGCCTGCGGCCACTAACCAGGCTGGTAGTTTTACCTTGGCGACCAACGGCAATCTGGTGGCGGGGCGCCGGATGCGCGGCGAGACTTTGTTACTCACAGACATTGACGCCCACGTCGCTCGATTCCAAGGCCCGCCGTTCGTTTATGGGTTTAGCCAAGTAGGCACCGGCTGCGGGGTAATCAGCGCTGGCTCTTGCGTTGTCGCAGACCAGGCTGCCTATTGGATGGGCAACAATGGATTCTTTGTGTATGACGGGCGCGTTCAGCCGCTCCGCTCGGCCGTTGGCGATTTTATATTTGAGAATCTAAACCAAAGCCAGCGCAGTAAAGTGGTTGGCGTTCTTAACTCTCAGTTTTCTGAGGTCATTTGGTTCTACCCGTCAGCGGGATCTAACGAGAACGACTCTTACGTCTCGTACAACTACATGGAAGGCCACTGGCAGGTGGGCACTCTGGCGCGCACCGCAGGCTTTGATACAGGCACGTTCGTTTATCCAAATTACGTTACTGCAGACGGAATAATTTTTGAGCATGAGGTTGGGTACAGTTACGACGACGACAGTGTCGTTTTTGCTGAAACTGGCCCGATCCAATTAGGGGCAGGTGATCGGTTGGTGGTCGCACGGTCATTGATCCCAGACGAGAAAACGCTGGGAGATGTGACGGCAACATTTAAGACACGTCTATTCCCTAACTCTTCTGAGTCAAGCTTTGGCCCGTTCACCATGGCTAACCCAACCTCAGTCCGGTTTCAAGGTCGCCAGGTTCAGATGCGGATTACGGGCAACACAGCAAGCAGTTGGCGCGTCGGCACGATGCGTTTGGATGTCGTGGAGGGCAGCAAGCGATGAGATTGCAGAACCCGCCAGAACAGTACAGCGCTAGCTATCAGTCCTCAATAAATCTGGATTTAGAGCAGTCTGATGAACTGAACCACAAAAAAAATCAGGACGTAGAGGTAGGTGCAGCGCGTCTAATTCTGCGCAGCCCAAATGGCACGCGATATAGCGTGACGGTCGATAACAGCGGAACGCTGAGCGCGGCGTCAATATGAGCGAAGCACAGCAGACAGCAGAAGAGGTGATGGCGCCTTACAGGTTCCTAATTGAGTCGGCGCTGGATTTCTCAGGAGACACGCACGACTACGCAGATATCGTTGCGGGCGTGAAAAACATGACGATGTTCTTTTGGCCAGCAGAAAAAAGCTGCTTGGTTACTGAGATTGTTCAATACCCAAAAAAGCGGGCGCTGCATGTATTTCTGGCCGCAGGCGATCTGAGCGAGATCAAGGGCATGGAGCCGTCGCTGCAAGAGTTTGCGAAGAATTTGAAATGCGACGCAATAAGCTTGACAGGGCGCAATGGCTGGAAACGAACACTTAACAATATGGGTTATAAGCCCGCACATATAACAATGGTTAAAGAGCTATGAGCAAATCAGCAAACGGCGAAATCTTGGGCGTAGATCCTGCTGCGTTGGAAGCGGCTATGAGTTTTTCTGCAGGCAGTGATCCGGTCGCGGCTATGACTAACAATGCAGGTGAGGAGTTTGTCAATTCTCCGGCTGACTCAGTAGTCGGAGCGGCCGGGCCTCAAGAAATACCGCCTGTGCCGGCAATGTCCGCAATCGAGCAATTCTACGGCAGTCCTACTCGCATTACTCAGCCCGACGCTGGCTACTACGATGAGTTTCCGCTGCCTGGACAAGAGCCGGCAGCAGACAGCGCGCCACAAGACGCGCCATACGTCCCGCCTGATATGCCCTACGTCCCGCTTGACAACTATTCAACCGCGTCAGCGCCAGCAGGTGCAGATTCTTACGTTGGCCCCGCAGACTTCACTGCATTTCAAGACGAAAGGGATTTCGTCAGAGATATTTTTCTGCCAGACATGAGCCAGTACATAACTGAAGACGATCTGCCGACGTTCCAGCAGTTTGATCCAACGCAGCTGCAAGCTCAGATCAACCAGCTGGCGATGTCGCAACCAATAGACACCAGTGAATTCCTAACAGCAGCCGATTTACCAACATACGACACGTCGCAATTTTTAACTTCTGCAGATTTACCAACGTATGACACGTCGCAATTCTTAACTTCTGCAGATTTACCAACGTATGACACGTCGCAATTTTTAACTTCTGCAGATTTACCAACGTATGACACAAGTCAGTTTTTAACTTTGGCAGATTTACCAACGTACGACACAAGTCAATTTTTAACTTCTGCAGATTTGCCAACATACGACACAAGTCAGTTTTTAACTTTGGCAGACCTTCCAACAAACCAACAATTTGACCCTACTAACCTGCAGAATCAAATCACAGCGTTGCAGTCTGCTCCGCAAATAGATACATCGCAGTTTTTAACGGCAGCCGACTTGGCGAAGATAGATACAAGTCAATTCTTAACGGCTAGCGATTTACCAACTTACGACACGTCTAGCTTCCTAACCGCAGCAGACCTGCCGACCTATCAACCATTTGATTCAAGCGCTATTGAAAAAGAGTTAGCCGATTTAAGGGCGCAAGTCGGGTTGCTTGGCCAAGCGCCTTCTCAAAGTTTCGCGCAAACACAGCCATACGCGCCCATCTTAGATTCCGCGATTCGATAGGAGAACAAAAACATGAGCATGGGAAAAAACAAAAATACTGCAACTCAGTCCTTCGACCCCGAATTAAAGAACCTGTTAACCAGCACGTTTCAAACAGGACAAACACTGTCTCAAACGCCTTACCAAGCGTATGACGCAGCCACCGTTGCCCCCATGTCTCCAGTGCAATTGGAAGGCATGAACATGACAGCCGACACGGCGCGTGCGGGCCTTGGCCAAACTCAGCTGACAGACGCGATGAACGCGGCTAAGGGTGTGGCTAACTTTGCCGGCACAGATGTAAGCGCCAGCACAGTTGGGGCGCCAGGAACAATTAGCGATGTGACGGGCAGCACAATTGACACAGGCATTACGTTCAGTGACATCACGCCGACGACGATAACTGATCCGACAGCAGTAACATCTAACACTTTCGGCATGAACACGATCACCGACCCTACCGATCTGACGGCAAGCACGGTGACAGGCTCTACAGTGTCGGCGAACGATGTAACGGCTGGCAATCTAGGCACCACAGACTTGTCGCCATACCAGAACCAATACACGACAGCCGTTGTTGACGCGGCACTGGGCGACCTAGAGCGTGCGCGGCAGATGACGCAAAACCAAAACGCGGCTTCTGCCGTTTCGGCCGGAGCATTTGGTGGCGACCGGCTTGGAGTTTTAGAATCTGAAACCAACAGAGCGTTCGCGCAGCAAGCTGCAAACACCGCAGCAAATTTGCGTCAGGCTGGGTTCCAGAATGCGCAGCAAATGGCTCAAGCAGATTTGGGTCGATCGATGCAAGCGGGTCTAGCAAATCAGCAAGCCAACTTAGCGGCGGCAACCACTACAGCAGATCAAGCCCTACGCGCAGGTTTGGCCAATCAACAAGCTGGCCTTACCGCTGGATCGCAAAATATATCTGCGGCGTTGGATGCGGCGCGAGCCAACCAAGCAACTCGCCAGGCAATGGAAGCGGCCCAAGGCGCTCAAAGCATTCAAGCACAGCAAGCGACGGCAGCTAATCAACTGGCAGCGAGGCAAGCCAACGCGGCCAATAGCTTGGCAGCTAGTCGAGCAAATCAGCAGGCTGCAATACAAGCGGGTCAAGCAGCGAATCAGGGCAGGCTAGCAGGCCAAGACGCCGCGCTTCGCGCCGCGCTGGCAAATCAGCAGGCAGGTTTAGCGACAAATCAATTAACGGCTCAAATTGGGCAGGGAAACCAAGACGCAGGCCTGCGCGCAGCGCTGGCGAACCAGCAAAACGCACTGGCGGCTGCGCAGCAGCAAATGGCTGGAGCAAACCAGCTGGCGCAACTGGCGGGCATAGACCGCGCTAATCAATTCCAAGACGCAAGTCAGCTGACGAGCGTGGGCGCGCAGCAGCAAGCGATTGCTCAAAGGTTGTTAGACGACAGACTGCGACGCTTCCAAGAGGCTCGCGACTACCCATTGCGAATGTTTGACGTGTTGCGTAGCGGCGCCGGCATCTTGCCTAACCCTCTCACCAGCAGGTCTAGCGGCAGAGGAACAAACATTGGTCTAGGGAGTTAGTTATGTTTCTTAGCTCTATCGGCAAACTGGCGCAGACCGTGGGTGGTGGGTTGATGAACACCGCGCAGGGGTTTGCAGATAAGGTTATGAACCCTGGCGAAACAATCAGCAACACAGTAGGCGACAGCCGGGCGGTGCGGGCGTTCCAAGATCCCGCAAAGTTCTTTGACGATGAAATGCAAGCGATTGCCAAGAAAATGCAAAACGGCCAGCCGCTTACTTCAAACGAAATCGCCAAACTGCAAGCCTTCCAACAGCAAGCCCAGCAAAACTTTCAGAACGCGCGAGCCGCCGTGCAGATCCCGACCGGCGGTTTTATGAACAGCGCACAGCAGAGGTTAATGTAATGGCAGAGAACCCGATAACAGAACAAGAGCCAAATCGATTTGTGCGCGGGGTAACAAACTTCGCGCAAAACGCGATATTGAATCCACTGCAGTATTCGCTGGGCATGAAAATGCGCCCGCGCGACCAGCTGATCGAAATGCAAATCGCTGCAGAGCGCGCTAAGAAAACACAAAACCAGAATGTGCAGGAGTATTTGAATAACCTGACGCCAGAGCAGGCGCAGGCTATCGGCCTCTCGCCAGCGCAACTAAAGTTAGCACAAGCGGCACCATTCCAAGCATACGACGACGTTGTGCAACGCGCCTTTGAGCGCGAAACATTTTCTACAACGCCTCAATATGGCGTTGATAAGCTGGGCAATAGAATGGCCTATCAACTGGGCGACCGTGGCAACCTAAAGATAATCGACTACAACCCTGGAAACGAATACGACACGTTAGACGTTGGCGGCTCTATCCATGTTTATAGAAAAGGCACACGCACACTCGTTGATGTCGTGCCGAAAACAATGACTCCGCAGCAACGGGCGCAGCATGTTATTGAGCAAAAGAAAGCCACTCAAGAAGACAAAGAAAAGATTGCAGCCAGACGCAGGACGCTACGCACCGATTACGGCAAAGCAATCAAGATTCCTTTGGACGCATTGCAAGCATTTAGAAAAGTCGAAGAAAGCGCCAACCTAAACAGTGCCTATGGCGATGTAGCGTTATTGACTAACTTTATGAAAGTCTTAGATCCAGGCTCAATTGTTCGCGAGTCCGAGTTTGAGATGATTGCCAACACTGGCGGCTTGCCTGTAGCGATTGCTAATGCCTTTAGGAAAAGCGCCAACGGCGAGCTTCTCTCACAAGATCAGCGGAAGATGTTGACGCAGGCTGCAATGGCAAACCTGCAACCGTCAATAGACCTAGCTGCGATGCAAACTAGTTTCTATACAGCAGAGGCTGCGCGTCAAGGCGTAGATCCTAAAAACACGTTTGTAAATCCTTTTGCTGATTTAGATGTAGACGAAATGTCTGCTAGGCGTGCTGCTTTGCAAGCGAAATACCCTGGATTGACAATTCCAAAGGATGAATAGATGAAGCAATCAACGCGCGAGCAGCACCTACAAAACATAGAACGCATACGCCAAGAAAATCCAGCCGACGTGGCCGAATACATGGTCGCTGCTGGTATCACTCAGAAAGATTTAATAGCACCCGAAAAATCTGGGTTTGGAACGCAAGCAGCACAAGGCGCTTTACTTGGCGGTTTTGATGAAGGCTTGGCGGCAGTGCGTTCTTTTAGTTTAGATGACCCATTCCCAGGTATCGTGCCAGCCACGCGAGAGGGCATGGATCGTTACAACACAGAAGTTGCGCGTATCCGGCAGGGCATGGCTGATTACGAACAAGAGAACCCTGGCAAGGCAATGGCCGCGCAAATGGCAGGCGCGCTTGCGACATCAATCCCGTTGGCGCTTATTCCTGGTGGGCAAGCTGTAGGCGCAAGTAGGCTAGCTACCACTGGTAGATTAATGGGCCAAGGCGCTGTTGAAGGCGCAGCGGCGGGTTACCTTAGCGATAACGAAGATCGAGCGCGTGGCGCAACCCAAGGCGGGATGATGGGTGCTTTGTTTCCTCTTGGTATTTCTGCGTTGGGCGCTGGCAAAGATGTTGCAGCGCCGGCGTTACTTAACAAGGCGCAAGAAAACATTGCTGGCAATGTATTGCGCAAAATGGCAACCAACCCAGATGCAGCGGTCGCGAGTATGCGTGCAAATAACACCACTCTCGTACCAGGCAGCGTGCCGACCACCGCGCAAGTGGCGCGAGACCCTGGTTTAGCCGCGTTCGATACAACGGTGCGCTCTGTAGATCCCACCAACCGCATGGCTGAGAGGATAATTGAACAGAATCAGGCGCGGACAGATATGCTGACTCGAATGGCCCGCGACACTGATGCCGTGGAAGCGGCAAAAGCACAGCGAGATGCTGTTGCGCTGCCAATGTTACAAGAGGCATTAGATAACGCTACCGGACTAATTGACGCAAACGCTCTTGGCATAGCTATGGAGGCTGTGAAAAACAAGCCTGGCATCCGTAGCCAGAAAACAGTGCGAGATAGCGTTAATTTTTACATAAAAGAATTAGAGCAAATCGTCGGCAGAAACGAGGCCGGGGATTTAAATCCCATTAGCGCAGAAGACCTTTACGGCTTGCGCAAAGAAATAAATCTTGCAATGTCTGGCAAGCTGCAAGGCGAGGAGCAAAACAAACGCCTTGCTAAAGCGCAATTGCAAGAAATCGTGGGCATCATAGACGCGCAGATTGAGTCGGTAGCGCCAGGCTTTAGAGAGTACCTGACCACCTACAAACAGCGCAGCCAGCCAGTTAATCAAATGGAAACCCTGCAAGACATACAGCTGAAAAGCGAAGTAGCAGGGCGCAACCTTGTCTCTGGCGATGGCGTCTTAAGCGCAGCAAAATTAACAAGTCAGCTAAAAGGCCCAGCCGGGCGAGAGAAATTAGCGCGGCTTTCTGAAGCGCAGAGGCGCCGGGTGAACAGAATATTAACTGATCTGCAACGAGCAGGCGCAGCTACAAGCCCAGGCGTTAAAGTACCAGGCAGCGATACGATGAAGAATTTAAGCGTAGCTGCACTCGTTGGCCGCACGTTTGGCGGTGGGGCAGATTCAAAGCTTGGCGACGCGCTGGCTAATCGTCTTGCGTTTCTAAACTTTGGCGAAGACAAAATCCAAGAGTTAATTGTGCAGGCCATGCTCGACCCAGAGCTTGCAGCGAGGCTGATGACGACTGCGTCAGAAGAAACGGTGGACGGATTTATTAACGCCGCTCAGCGTAAATTGCCGTCTCTTTTTGCAGGCACTACAGGGGCTGTTATAGGACTCCAGCAACAGTAGTTGGCAACCATTTGGCAACCATTTGGCAACCATTTACGCCAATCTGGGCCAAGCTGCGCCAAGGCGTGTTTGTAAGTTATTGATTTTATTGGCCTCAATTACGGCTACGCCAAGCTGCGCCAACGGTGTCAGAGTTCGAATCTCTCTACCCCGACCACTTAACTTACTGATTTTTAAGGATTTATTTTAGACCTTAAAAAAGTGGCAACCATTTGGCAACCATGCTACCAGCTTGTATAAGTGGCGCTAGTCAATTGAAGCCCAAATTTCTTCTTGGATTCTTGTCTCGTCTCGGTCGATCCAATCGGCGTAAACTGTGAAAAACATCTGCAGAGAGTGGCCTAAAACTTTCGCGCAATAGCCTGGCTTCATCCCTGCCGCCAGCATCCTGCAGGCGCAACCGTGTCGCACGTTGTAAGGCGAGCGGGGTCTTATGCCAGCTTTTGCAACCGCCTCCGAGAAGCGCCGAGAAAAAGCCCTAGTGTGGCTGTACCCCTCACCATATTGCGTGACCAAAATGCGGTCGCACCGTAGTTGCCGTACTTTGATATGTTCGGCCAACAGCTGCTTTACCGTTGGGTGCGCTTTCACAACGCGGTCTTCATCAGTTTTCGTTCGACCCTCGGCTCCGTCAGTTACTGATTTATTGACGTGCAGGTAGCCGTCGCGGTAGTCCGACCAATTAAGTGCGGCAACCTCTCCTGGCCGTAGGCCGCAGTACCAACGGATTGCAAAGAACAGTTTGTCGTTGCGATTTAGAAACGGAACCACGGCGTTCATTTCATCTTGAGTATAGGGGTCTATTTTTATCTTCGCAGGCTTCAGTGTTTTGCGAGGTGCGGCGCATGGGTTGTCTGTGATCCACTCCTCGGCAATAGCCAGTTCAAACACGGCGCTGCCGGCAGACAGTATGTTTATCGTATGTTTTTCTTTGTTGCCGTTTACTTGGCTCGCGCGAACCACGTCTTGAACATGGCGCTTTTTTATTTGCTGGAGCGAAATATCTCCAACGAATGGCATCCAATAGTTGTTTAGCCTGCCCCTAATTGATTTGTGCGAGCTTGCAGTTGATTTGAGCTTCAAATCATCTAAATACTTTTGAGCCAGTTGTGCGAATGTGGGCGCGGGGGTGTATCCCTGATCTAAATCGATGCCTGTTATGTAGGCGTCAATTCGTCGAGAACGTATGCGCTGCGCTTGGGCTATACCAGTTTTGTTATACGGGATTGGGAGGGTTTCGTACTTGCGACGGCTGCCTTCGTACCAATGGATCTGGCAGTTGCCGCGCTTGTTGATGACGCCGGTTGCTCGCTCGTTTGCCATATCGTTATTGCCTCCAGGTTGTAGACAGTCGTATTGGCTGGGTCAGTGCAATAGTGAACCCCCGGTTGCCAATTGTGCAACCTGCGGTGTTTGATCTGATTCTTCGTGTAGCCGAGGATTTCGGTTAGCTTTGCCTCTGTAATCATTTCTTTCGCCTTGGCTCAGACACGCCTGCTTCAGTGATATTCTGTTCCACAGCAGCGCTACGCGGGCGACGTTCCAATGGATTGACTTCGGACTCAATTAGCATCTCCAGAAAGTGCATGGCCTTGCGCAAGTCCTCGACGCCGCCCTTGTAGCGCCAACGGCTGACGTATTTGATGACGCAGCCTTCCGCGAATCTAATGCCGTTGCGCATGATGTATTCGGCCGGCTGGATGTCCATGTCCCGGTAGTGATTACCGCCCACCTGGCGGTCTAGCGATTTAGTCATGTGTGTCTCCAAAAATAAGTGCTGCCTGCCAGGCCCGAGGGCAGCGGCTCGGAAGGGACGTTTCGTGCGCCCGGCTCGCTATCAAAACGGAATCTCCTCAATGAAATCCTTACAGGCATTGTCGCGGCTCATAAATTCAAGCGGCGGCGTGGCGCTGTGGAACCAGCACTCACCGTCGGTGCGGTCGTGCCAAGTGCAGTGGAAGCAATCGCGCGGCTTATGCCGGCGAATTTCGTCTTCTGCGTCTGCCTGCTTGCGGGCCTGTTGAAATGCCCATTGCAGGAGCCGCTCTTTGTCTGCGTGCGCGGCAGTCACCCGATCAACTCCGCGCCTTCAAACTCTGCTTTCAGCATGTCTGTAACCTCGTCGCCGATAATGGCCACGTCTTTTACTGCCGCGATCTCTGCAGACGAGTAGCCAGCAGGGCCGTTGGTAAATTCTCGTTGGTTCAACTTGTTTAGATAAACGACGTTGTCGCCGTGCGCGTCTAGCGGCTCGGCAAAGTGATCGAGCATAGGAGGGATAAACGTGTGGCTGGCGCAAGCCTGCTTTTGATCCTCTGGCGACAAGTCACGCTCAGACTTCTCACAAAACCACCTGGCGTTGCCGTCCATGCGCGGAGTGCTGTGAACGCACGTCCGGCAGTTCGCAGCCGGCGCCTTACGACCGTGGCAGATGGGGTGGAAGTCGCAGAATTTGCACTGGTACCAGCTGGCGTCGGTGCTGATCCGCTCGCGGGGGCGGTCGCTGGCTATGATGCGCTCTGCTTTTTTGAGAAGCCGCTCAGCCTCTGGCTGGTCGTATTCGACCCGCTCAAAATAAAGGTCGTCGTTGTTTTTGTTAATGGCTTGGTAAAGGGCGTGATTAATGCCCATGCCGTGCATGTAAATCTGCATCTGCCCGTAGTGCGTTGGCTTGGATTCTTTTACGCCCTTTTTTTCCACGTCCTTGAAAGACTTGTCGTTGTGCGTCTTTTGCTCGCTGACGTGCGGCTCGTCTGGCAGTTCCGGCAGACCTATTAACACGCCGTCGAGACTGCCGCCAAAGTGGCCGCCGACATATTCGATGCGCCACTGCTGGCCAGTGTCGGGATCTACGTCCCAAACCTGGAAGCCCGCAGCCTTCAGCCAATAGTTGAAACGATCCTCCTCCAGCTGCCCGCGATTGAACAGACGCAGCAGGCGTGCGCTGTGCAGCACCATGAGCGCCCATCGAAAGACGTACCACAATTCACGCTCGCACTCTTTCTTTATAATGGACGCCCCCAGATGGAAGCGCCCAGGTGAGCGCGACTGCTCAGCCTCAATCGCCGCGTCAACGGCTTTAAGGGCAGTCTTGCTCGGCTGTGGAATGGCGACCATTTAGTCCCAAGGCTTTTTGTCGGACGCTGTCGCGACAGCCTCGGCCATGCTCCTCGGCGGCTCGGCGTAGGCTGGCGGGCCGGAGGGTGCCGCTGGAGGCGGCGTAGCCGCTCCGGCGGGCGCTGCATAGCCCTTTATCTCGTTGCTGGCCTCGTAACCATTCTGTGGCGGCTTGACCACAACTTTGATGTCAACGTCTTTCCAGTGCAGCTGCTCGCTGTCGGTGCAGCCGTCAAGCCCCATCGACATGCAGATTGCGGCAAGATCGGCCTTTGCAATGTTCTCAGCCTTGGGGTTTTTGTTGACGACATTCAGCCGATCCCAAATTCGTCTGCCAGTGTGTGGGCCTTCTTTAATTTCCCAGGTCAGCACCAGCATCTCGCCGCCGGTTTTTGTCGGCTTCATCTCAGACTCAAAAATCACGGCCCGGTAGGTGCCTTCTGGAATCGGCGAGAAGTCTTTCCCGCCGGAGTCGCCCATCGGCACGTCGGCCACTGCAAAATTAAGCTGCGCCATTTTTCTTTTCCTTTTGTTGAGGGTTGATTGCTTGCATAAAATCGGCCCAATCCAGCGGAATCTCCGCTGGCATCCCGTATCGGTTTTTTGCCAAAAAGGCTGGGGTTTCAATCGTCGCCAGAACGCGCTGGCCTGTTGAGATGCCGCGTGTCCGCGTGTTGCCAAAGCCTAGCTGCTCGGTCTTAGTCGCTACTTTGTGTTTGGCGAACAAGACAGCATCGACAGACTCTTGCACCAGCCCGCTAGCTTTTTGGTGCAACTTGATCTCGTACCTATCAATTTGCTCCATCTCTGGGTCTGAGTGTTTTCGGATTTGGTGATGGGCTATCAATATGATGGCCATGCTCTTTTGGTCGCGCAGACCGTTAAGGGCCGCCATTGCCTCTCGCCAGTAATCGAGCGCCATCACATAACCCTTGCCATATCCCAGCTTCTCTATGTTTTCGACGCTGTTGTCTTCGCATACGCGCTTCCAGATCAGCGGCTCAAGATGATCAAGGCTGTCTACGACGACAGAGTCATAGTGATGCTCGTTGTAGAGCGCAGAAAGGCACTGCATGAACTCTTCAAAGGTGCTGACCACTGGGAAGCTATTGATTTCCAGTGTGCCTGCGCCATCCTCGGTTTGAATGAAGACGGGGTTGGGCGCTTGTGCCGCAAATGTGGTTTTGCCAACACCAGCGGTGCCGTAAACCAATATGCGCGGCGCGCCAATGCCTGTGTTTTTGCTAACGCTGCTTAGATCAAACGCCATCGTTCGCCTCCTTCACCGTGATATTCGGCTTTTGCTCGGTGGTGGTGATAGCGACCGACAACTGTTGCCAAGTGTCTGGCTCGTTGTTAATCAGGTATTTGACGCGCTCGTTGTCGAGCATCTCAACCATTTTGACGGGGTGCAGATCCGGCGGGATCTTGCCCTTGATGCGGCGCCATTCGTCTTGGCTAAGCTTGCGACTGAAGCCGCGCTTAACCGTGATCTTGGTGCCTTTGTCGGTGGTGGTGGTGCGTGCGCCTTCCGTTTTTTGCTCAAGGAAGGGCAGCATGTCGCGCTCGACTTGGATGCGCGCATCGCGCGCAGCAGCCTCGGCGGCTTTGTGTTTTAGCCATTGCTGAGCTAAGAACTCAACGTCTGGTTCGTTGTGGTTTACTGAATTGTTCAAAACGTCACCTCTTTGTTGGACAAGAGGGACGTTACGTCATTGTGTTTCAGCCGTCAACCTATGGGTGGACGAAATCCTGCAAATAAATCAAATTCTCTGTAGTTTGCTGTTTGAATGCTTCTATTTCTGACTGGGTATACAGGGTGTGCGAATGGTAAAGGCGGTTTTGCGCTGCTGCGAAACTCAACACAGCAGCCTTAGATGGGCCGTGTAATCCGACAACTTGAGAGTTTCCGTCATACCAGACAAGCAAAATGGCAATCAACGTATGTTCGCTAACGCACCAGCCAGAGCGAAAATTCCACTGATAGGTTTGAGTTGGCGTGGCGTCAATAATCTCTTGGCCGCGCGGGCCGCTCCATGTGTCAATGTGCAATCGCTTGAACTTTTCGGGCATCCTCGAATAGCGCGCGCACAAACGCGGCTCAGTGTTCGTCACAAAGTCAGGGACGAATGTGTCGTTGATGACATCATCCATAAACGCATTCATCTCCCGCTCTATAAACGCTGCGCCTGCGGTGCGCAGCTTATCTAAATTTTGCTCTATTTTTCGCACGTCACTCCTATCCCACAGGTCATTCGCACTCGTTGATTTTTGCCCTCGGTGTCAGAAATTTCTGAACAACCGCAAGCGTTAGCTCGGCCTCAGATTCGTTCAAGAGGCCTACGGCCTCGCTTAGTTTTTGATGCGTCGGGCGGTGTTTCACCACACCAAATGCCAAATACGCTGGCTCGACGTTCAAGAACTCGGCAACCCGTGCCAGGTTCTTGCCGTTGGGCGCCATCACGTCCGTTTCCCATTTGTGAATGGTGTTTTTGGCAAAACCAGTTGCGTCTGCCACCTTTTGAAGAGACAAGCCCGCGCCTTCGCGCAGCTGTCTCATCCTGCTCCCCAATGTTTCCGTGTCCATATCGATCCTTCTTATTGCGAAAACGAGAAAGTTTACTCTTTTCGCCCTTATCCAACCATAGGTTGACAACAACAATAAATCACAGTTCGTTCTCACCGTCAACCAATGGTGTACATGAATTTGCTATTGCGGAAGTTAAACTGACCGATTCGTTGCGGGCGTCAACCAATAGGTGTACGCTTGCGCAAAATTCAACCAGAGGATTGAAATGACGCCGATCAGTGTGTGGACTCGCATCAATGTCACAAAGCTTGCAGAAACGCTGGGGATTAGCCGCAACAGCATTTATAAATGGCGAGTAAAAGGGGTCATTCCTGCCGAGCGCGTCGTCGCAGTCGAGGCTGCCACCGAAATCAGTAGAGAAGAGTTGCGGCCCGACCTATACAAAGTCGCGGCAAATGGCTGAGTCAGCAGACGTGCATGACCCGCGCATCGAGGCGCGTCGTCTGATCGAGGAGGGGCTGACGGTCGTGCCGGCACACAGGGCGCAAAAGCACCCGCTTGTCAACTGGCGCAAGTACCAAGAGTCTGACCCCGTTGAGGGCGAGGTGGAGCATTGGCTCACCAGTGGCCGGTATCACGGCTGTAACTGGGCGATTATTACTGGCAAGCAAGTGGTGGTGGTGGACGCAGACAGCGCCGAGGCCATCGACTACGTCAAAAAGCACGTCACCTATACGCCGCGAACGGTCGAGACTGCGCGCGGTCGGCACTTCTATTTCAAGGCCAACCCAGACTATGAGATCACCAACGGCGTGAACCCAGACCTGCGCATCGATGTGCGAGGCGTTGGGGGTGTGGTCATAGCGCCAGGTAGCATCCACGAGAGCGGGGCGGTGTATACAGAAACCGTTGACGCCGGCGTGGACGGCGATTGGCGGTCGCTGCCGTACTTATCGGCGCAGGATCTGCGCTCAATCGACGGATTCAACGAGCCGAAGCCGCAGCCAGTGGCGGGCAATCTTAATTTCAACGTCACTGACGCAGGCGTTAGGGAAGGCAGCCGTAACAACTCTGCCGCCAGCCAGGCTGGCCGATTGATCGCGCAGGGCCATGAGCCTGCCGAAATTTTGGAGCAGATGCTCGCTTGGGACGCCATAAATCAGCCGCCGCTAGGCCGTGCCGTGATTGAGCGCACGGTCGAGTCGATGCTGCAAACGGACGCCGGGAACAAGGCACGCGCGCAGGCTGACTTCAAGGCGCAAGCCGAGGCGCAGCGCGTAGCGCTGGAGCCGAGGCCGTTTGTGCTTGGCAACGTGGCGGCGATACCGAAGCGCGAGTGGGTCTATGGCCGGCACTATATAAGGAAGTATCTCAGCGTCACTGTGGCGCCCGGCGGGGGCGGCAAGACTGCCATAACCATTGCCGAGGCCGTGGCGATGGCCAGTGGCAAGCCGATCCTTGGCGTTGAGACAGAGCCGCGCAAGGTGTGGGTCTGGAACCTGGAAGACCCGCTCGAAGAGTTGCAGCGCCGGATTGCGGCCATTTGTCAGCACTACGGGATCACGCAAGACGACCTGGGCGACCGGCTGTTGGTAAACAGCGGCCGCGACGAGCCTTTGATTATCGCAGAGCCGATGGGTAGCTCAAACGTGCTGACGCCAGCTGCCGACGCACTCACGCACCATATAAAGGCGCTGGGTGTGGATGTCATCACCGTCGATCCGTTCGTTAGCAGCCATCACCTAAGCGAGAACGACAACAAGGCCATCGACATGGTGGTCAAGCGCTGGGCGCAGGTGGCGAACGACGCGAATTGCTCCGTCGAGCTTGTCCATCACGTCCGCAAAGGAAATCCAGGCGTGGATGCGTCTGTATCTGACGCCAGAGGGGCAAGCGCGCTGGTTGATGCCGCCCGGCACGTCAGACGCCTGCAGCGGATGACTGCCGAGGAGGCGCGTAGCGCCAACATAGACGAGTCAGAGTTTTGGCGGTACAGCCGCGAAGGCGACTCCAAAGACAACTTGGCGCCGCCCACCAGTGACAGCACATGGCGCAAGATGGTCAGCGTCGAGCTTCTCAATGGCGACAACGTAGGCGTCGTGGAGCCGTGGTCTTGGCCGGACGCATTCAGCGACATAACGGTTGCAGACTTGCGGCGAGTGCAGCGGGCCATAGACGCCAATGAGTGGCGCGAGGATGTACGCAGCAAGACCTGGGCCGGCAACGCAGTTGCCGAGGCGCTGGAGCTAGACATAAAAGACGCCAGTGTGCGGTCGAAGGTCAAGACGCTGATCAGCGTATGGGTGGCAAACGGCGCGCTGAGGGTGGTCGAGCACGCCGACAGTTCGCGGCACATGCGCAGCTTTGTGCGCGTTGGTGAGTGGGCTAGTGATTGATGTGGATAGTTCCAAAAAATTACACACAGTTCTCAGCCTCTGCACTGGATACGGTGGCATCGAGCGAGGACTTGAGCTTGCCGGGTTTGAACATCGAGTCGTCGCTCATGTGGAGATCGAAGCCTTCGCCGCTGCGAACCTGGTTGCAAAGATGGAAGCGGGACAGCTGGTTCCGGCACCTATCTGGACGGATCTTAAAACCCTGCCAGCACACTGCTTTAGAGAGCGCATTGACTTACTCACTGGCGGTTATCCCTGCCAGCCCTTTAGCGCAGCCGGGCAACGCAAAGGCGCAGAAGACCCAAGACACCTGTGGCCCTACATCTACGACCACATACGAACAATTAGACCTGTTCGATGCTTTTTTGAAAACGTCGAGGGACACATCAGCCTCGGACTACGAGAAGTTATCGAAGACTTGGAAAGCCTTGGTTACCAAACGACGTGGGGAGTATTCAGCGCGGCTGAAGTCGGCGCGCCACACCAGCGGAAGCGCGTCTTTATCTTGGGCGACACCGTGCGCCAGAGACCATCACCCGAATGGGATGAAGGAAGGGTCAAAGGTGGATCTCGGCAACCAGGTAAGGATGTGGCTTACGCCAATGGTGCAGGGCTCAAAACACAGCGGACTGAACCCGTCGAAAAATGGCAAGCGAGACCTGTTGGTCAATCAAGTGCAATGGCCGACGCCGACAGTGCAAGACTCAGACAAAGCGACCAAGAAGATGCGCAGCTATCACCAAAACTCTCTGACGGCAGCCGCTCATACGACGTGGCCGACGCCATCAGCCAGGGATCACAAGGGCGGCTACCAAGGGGGCAGGATCAGGAATGGCAAGATCAGCAGAGACACTCTGGACGTGGCGGTGCAGCACTCAGACAACCAGAGGCAATCAGCTGGGCAACTGAACCCGACGTGGGTCGAGTGGTTAATGGGGCTGCCTTTAGGGTGGACAGACTTAGGCTTTTGGGGAACGGAGTAGTGCCACAAACGGCAGCCAAGGCGTGGATAACTTTGCATCAACAGTTGGCAGATCAGGGGCCAAAACTGTGAACCAGTGGGTGTCAAAAAGTGCGACAGTTGCGACAGTGCGACAGTTACGGACTGTCGCAGATTTTACAACTGTCGCAGGCTGTAAGCCCCGTCGCAGCTACGTTTGCGAGTTTGCGACAGTTCAAATTTGCGACAGTTCTATTTTGCAACTGTCGCACCTAAAAACTCTACCAAAATCAATAGCTTACGGGCTTGCGACAGTTGCGACAGTTCCCCTATATATAAGACTGGCGCTTAACTGTCGCAGCGCCGCCTTGAAGGCGGGGTGCTGAGCGCCATGAGCAAGGGCGAGGAGCAGCTTGCGGCGCAACTCGATGGCGCCGGGATTGGGTACGAGCGGGAGCAGATGCTGATACCTGGCAGACGGTTTCGTTTTGACTTCTTGGTCAGCGGCACGAACCTGATCATTGAGGTGGAGGGGGGTACTTGGTCTGGCGGCAG